CACATATAAATCAGTAAAGTTTAAATTATCGTCGTGGAGAAAGTTAAGAAGGACTTTTTATGGTAGAAAGAATGAAACATTTTCAGATTATATTGAGAGAGTTGCTGAATACATAAAAGAGGAAAAATCAAAATGAAAATAGATAAAAAATTAGGAATGGAAATGCCTGAGAATGAGGAAGAGAGGATGTGGTTCAATCTTAGGGAGAAGTTAAAGATGGAAATAGACCAGCTGGAAGAAGCAATAAAACCAAAGAACAGGAAAAAGGATTTGGAAAGAACAAAAATGCTCATAAAAATAAATAAAGAATTAGCCAGAACATGTGATGAACATTTGAAATGAAAGAAAAACTTATAATTGGGGCAGCATGCATCTTTTTCCTAATTGTAGCAATAATTAATCCTATTCTTGCAGGATTAATTTTAATAGCCTTAGCAATTGAAAGAAATAAAAATTTGAAAGGAGGTAAAAGAACATGACAGAACAAGCAACAGAGAAACAAATTAAATATGCAAAGAAACTTGGAATCAAAGCGCCCTGGGAGTATTCAAAAGAGGATTTAAGAGTCAAAATTCAGGCTGTTTTAGATGAACAAGATAAACAGGAAAATGAAAATGAAAAAGTGCCTGTGGTTATACCCGGAAAACCTGAAAAAAAGGCTGAGAATGGCTTAAAACGTGAATTTCACCTAAGTCCTGAACAGGTTAACACAAATGCCCTTCAGCTGGCCTTAGAATGGAAAAAAACTTTAGGAGAGAAAGAGCAGGAATCTATTGATATTTTCCAGGCAGCAAAGAAATTTAAAAATTTCATAGAAAATAGGGAGTAAATTAAGCTGTTTTTTTAACTTTGCACTGAATAAAAGCCACAAAACATATTTTTTTATTATCTCCTATTTCTTTCCAGACAATTACATCATAAGGAGATTTTGAGCCAGCTGTTCTTGCAGCCTGAAATCCTGAGTTTCTGAAAATATTCACAACCTCTCTTTCCAGTTTAACTCCTTTCTTATAAGTGTTCATCTTTGCATATTTTAAAAATAAACGGCCTGATTTCTTTAATCATCTGAAAATCTGTCATGAGTTTTAATGTTTCTGAAATAGTTTTTTCCTGACTTCCAATTTCCATCATGATCAATTTTTTAATTTCATTCATATGATATAATTTCCTTTTTTCCAAAGAATCAATTAATTTTTTTACTCTTGAAAATTTTGTTCTTCCATCCATACAGATAAAAAAATAAATATATATATATATTTTTCTTACTATTGTAGAGTTACTCTTGTTGCTTAATTATATAATAATTAGCTTATAACAGCATATTTCTTGCTAAGGTTTACCTTCAATTATGGCTGTTATTTACTCTGGATTAATCAAAACAAGTATACAGTTCTTAAACCTTTACCAGAGTTAGATATATATATATTTATATACACCATGATTTAGTATAGTTTCAATCATTTTTATAGTTTTTTAATTATTTGAGAGTGAATATAGTTTTTGTTCGGGTTGTTCACTTTCAACTTCACAACAACCCGCGAAATGTTTAGATTAATGAATTGAATTTTGCTTTGCAAAATTCAAGCAATCAAACTACTTAAACATTTCGCTATGCCTTTTATTCGTTGAAAGTGATAGGGAATTGAGAGCACTATTTAGCACCCTATATCAATCTGCTCTCAATCTTCCGCCCCCTTCAGGCTCGCAATTCACCCCAGCCCTCTTGCTCGCCTTCTCAAGACTCTGCTCTCTGCTGTTTGTAGTTCCTAAATTAGTTTTAGGAACTACAATTATAAATGGTGTAGTGCTTATTAATTAATCGGTATACCGGATAACTCAAAAGCCTCCGCCGTTTGAAAGTTTGCATATTTTTTTTGGGTTATCCCGACAGAAATTTTTTTAATAAGAAAAAAATAAAAAAAACAAATGGCGGGTGAAAAAATGTAAAAGCCCCGCCACAAGCAACACACCAACAATACTTATAAATCTTTTTTTCTTTTTTTTTCCATAAAAAAAATATTCGCAATACTTATAAATCTTTTTTTCTTTTTTTTTAAATGAAAAAAAGCTCTCTTGTTTTAGACAAGTGGCAGAAGGAAATCCTCAGTCATAAAGGCTCATTTATCCTTTGTTCAGGAAGACAGGTTGGAAAAACAACAATCATGGCAATTAAAGCAGCAGAATATCTTATCAACAATCCAGGTTCGCGGATTATCGTTGTTTCTCTTACAGAAGACCAGGCAAAGCTGATTATTGTAATGATTCTCGACTATCTTGAACAGAATTATAAGCCGTATCTCAAAGTAAAGAAGAAGGATAAACCAACTCAATCAAGGATTACTCTCAATAACAAGTCATCAGTCATAGCCAGGCCAGTCGGAAATACAGGAGATGCAGTCAGAGGTTTTACAGGGGATGTTCTGATTATTGATGAAGCTGCGAGAATGCCTGAATTAGCATTTGCAGCTGGCAAACCAGTTCTTTTAACCACAGGAGGAGAGATTTGGATGTGTTCAACTCCGGCTGGAAAGAAAGGATATTTCTGGGAAAGCTGGAATAATGCAAAATTAGGAAAAACAGACAGGTTTAAAATCTGGCATATATCAAGTGAGGAAATCATATATAACAGACCTGTGAATGAGTCATGGAGTAAAGAGAAGAGAGAGGATAGAATTAAGTTTTTGGAGCAGGAGAAGGAAGACATGAGTGAGCTTGAGTATGGGCAGGAATATCTGGGCCAGTTTATGGAAGACCTTATGAGATATTTCTCTGATGAATGGATTGATAAAGTATGCACAGAAAAGCCTGAACAGAGATTTACAGACAGGGATTACTTTCTTGGGGTGGATATAGCAAGATTAGGAGGAGATGAAAGTGCATTTGAAATTATAAGAAAAGTTAATAAGGAAAATTTAATTCATGTTTATAATGAAACTGCGGTTAAAAAACTTACTACTTGGACTGAAGAACGGATTATACAACTTGACAGGCTTTACAATTTCAAAAAAATTTATATTGATGCAGGTGCTGGCTCTCTCGGTGTTGGAATTTTTGACCATCTTCTCAATAAAGACCAGACGAAAAGAAAGATTGAGGCAATTAATAACAGGAAAATTGTTCTTGACAGAGAGGGGAAATCAAAGCAGAAGCTCTTGAAAGAGGATTTATACAACAATTTAAAAGCTCTCGGAGAAAAAGGACATCTGAAACTATTGGATGATGAGAAAGTAAGGCTTTCATTAAGAAGCATACAGTATGAATTTATTAAGAAAGAGAAAGGGTTTTCACAGCTTAGAATTTTCGGAAATTATGCTCATATCACAGAAGGGCTTATCAGAGCTGCATGGTGTTCAAAAGAGAAGAATTTAAATATGATGATTAGTTCATTTAAGATATGAGTTTCAAGAATAAATTCACAACAGCAGAATTAAAGCAGGCAGATGAGAAAGAAAAACAAAAAATAGAAGTTTCTAATGACGCATATCTGAATGCAGAAATGATTGAAGCTTTAATTAAAAAAATAGAGCATGCAAGAGTCTCATTAATGAAATGACAGAAACATTTTGTACAAGCGGAAGCGTAAAGCTGAAAGCAGGAGCTAATGTCTCATCTGCATTAACAGCAGAGCAGTACACAGAACTGATTAATCAGGCAGAAAATTTCATAAATGTTCAGGCTGCAATTCCAAATTATAATTTGATTGACAATTATGCATCACTAAATGATGATGTTAAGAAAATCCTCGAAGATGCAGCAAGCTCTCATGCAGCAATAGGAGCTATAAATTACGATATGAGCGGATATACTTCAAGAGGAGAGGCAATAAGCATGGTAAACATAAATTTTACAAGATTTCAGCAGGCCATGCAATTAATTAAAGATAAGAGGCATACAGATTTCATGAGAAACGCTTAAAATGTCAGTAATAACACCAACAATACCAGATCAACCTGAGGCTGCAATAGCAAGCTATGATTATACAGACATAGCAGAAGGAACAGGAGTTTCTCTTTTTTATGCTTTTTATGCGGTAGATACTGCATTAATACCACGAATGTCTACAACAGCTCATTATTCTCAGACTGGGAAAGAATACACTTATGGGGGTAAATCAGGGGGAATGGCTGTAGTTTATGATGAAACATTTGAGAGTAAGGCATTTAACTTGCCTCGCTCAATTAAAGGAACCGCAATATTTAGAATTCCTTATACTTATGCCGCTGCCGTTTCTGACCAGGATTTGGCGGGACAAGTTACAATTACAGTATACACTTATGATGGTTCTACTCAAACACAGGTTGCGACAATAACCGCTTTAAAAAATAAACCGGGAACAGGAAAAGATGTTCATGATAATACGATTGAGTTAATTATTCCAAAAACTCTAATTAAAAAAGGATGGACTTTAAGAGTTAGAGTTCAGTTATCTCTGGCAAATGAGGGGGGAGATGAAAGGTCAGCACCATGGATAATCGGACACGACCCTAAAGATGCTGAGCATAGCTATGTGGGTAATAGCACTGCGACAATAACTCATTCACAGATGCTTTTTTATATTCCCTTTGACTTAAATTTATAAAATGGCAGAATTAGATATAGGACAAACAACCACGACGGATTTAAAAGGAACAGTTGGTGATGTAACAGTTGCAACTGTGCAGCCAGACCAGCAGGCAGCTCCTGAAATTATCCATAATATTAAAAATGCAGAGCAGAATCTCGGATATTATAAGACAATTCCTGAAATAAGAAGTTCTTTGAGAGTTCTTGCTCAGAGAGTAGCCGGACTTGGATATGATACAGATTCGAGAACAAAAGCAATCCTTGATAATATAACTGGATGGGGAGAGGACAGCTTTGCTTCTATATGCCAGAAGCTTATTATTGAAAAAAAAGTGTTTGGTGATGCTTTTTGTGAAATTATAAGAAATGATAATGGCACGCTGATTAATCTCAAGCCTTTATATCCAGGAAACATGAGGATTGTAGTCAATAGAAAAGGATTCATAATAAGATATGAAGAAGTAGAGCCTGGCACAAAAAATATCAATAAATTCAAGCCTTTTGAAATTCTGCATGTTGTTAATGACAGAATAGCTAATGAAATCCATGGAACTTCTATTATTGAAAGCCTGAAATCCATTATAGATGCTAAAAATGAAGCTTTCAGCGACGAAAGAAAAATAAGGCATAGAGAGCTTGCTCTTGGAGTTCTGGAGGTTGATACTGATGATAATGGTAAAATAACTACTATCAAAAAGAAATATCAGGATGCAGTTAATAAAGGTGAGGTTCTTGTAATTCCTAAAGGAGTTGCAGAACTTAAGGACTCGCCGAATGCTCCTAGAGACAGGGTTCAGTGGCTCATGTATCTTGACAATCTCTTTTATCAGGTTGTGGGAACTCCGAAAGTTCTTGTAACTTCAGAAGGATATACAGAAGCAGGAGGAAAAGCAGGATTACTGGCTTTCGAGCCTGTTGAGATTGCAGAAAAAAAGGAATTAGAGGCTGACTTATGGAACCAGTGTGCTATCAAAGTAACATTCAAAAGAGCACCTTCTCTTTTAGGGGAAGCTATTGAAACTGAAACTAAAAACGCAGGTCAGACAGGAATTCAGCCTAATGAGGTTGAAGTCAGACCTACAAGAACTGAATAATGACAAAACAAAAAATTAACAAGGAAATTGTAATTACTGGATTGTTGTGCTTAACAGTATTGGAAATTGTTGCTTTATGTAATGGAATAGACGGCACGCTTTTTTCCTTCGTTCTTGTAATAATTGCAGGAGCAATAGGAATTACAATTCCAACACCCAAAATAAAATAAGAAATATAATTTAAAATGCCTGTAGATATAGAGAAAATAAAGGAAGAGAAAAAACTTTTAGAAGATATAAAAGCCGGAAAAATTATAGAGGAAGGAAAGAGTATAGAGGAAGGAAAGAGTATAGAGGAAGAAGAGCCAAGTCACCTGCAAGTTTTTAGGAACGAAAAAGGCAGGCTTTCAGGAGTTACAATCGGTGGAAAAACTTATCTTGGATTATCTCCTGATGATGTTAAAAAATTTATTAGACAATATCAGGAGAAGATAGCAACGCCTGAAGGGGCTATTGAAGTAGGAGCCAAAACTCCAGAACTTATTAGTATGGAAGAAATTAAGAAAGCAGAGGCTGAGCTTCCTCCCTCAGAACTTCAAAAACAAGTAATAGCAGAGGGTGGATTGGAGGAATTAGAAGGAAGAGCTGAAAGATTTGCTGAAAAAGGTGCTAAAGTTGGATTGCTTCCTGCAGCAGGAATAGGAAATTTAATAACTGCTGGAATTGAAAAAATTACAGGAAAAAAATATGGAAGAACAACTGCTGCTGAATTAGCAGAAACTCCTGCAGGCAAAGCATTAGGATTATCTACTCTTGGTATTGGAACAGCTTTATTAGGTTTTACAGCAGGCCCTACTATCAGTTCATGGGTTGGAATTCAATCTGCCAGGCTTGCAGCATCTCTTGGAGTTTCAAAAGGAGCGGTTTTGGGAGTAGGAGTATTAGGAATTGGAGCAGTAACTGGTTTAAAGACAGACATAATAATAGATATAATTCTTGATAGGGAAGAGGCTAGTGAGTTACAAAGTTCAGTTAATACTATAGGACAGAGAGCTCCTACAATTTTCGGGACAGTTCAGTCAGGAGGAATAAGTAAATCACAGGGATTAGCTGAATTGAATAGATTAGAGGATGATTTAAATATAGTGGAAATGAGATTGCAGCAGGCAGTCATTCTTGACCCGAGAGTCAAGCAATCAGGCCAGTATATAGACATTCTGCAGGACATAAATGACCAAAGAGAAGTTATAAGAGAAAATAGAGCAGATATTCTGGCCTCTATTCCTGAATATAATCCTTCTCAAATTGCTGTTTTATTAGAAGAAATTCAAAAACAAAGTGAAGCAGAAAGACAGGAACTTATTAATAAAGGCTTTTTAAGAGAAACTTTACCTTAAAAATCAAAAATGGAAGAAAATCAAAATGCCGTGCGCAAGAAAAAGAAAAGGAAGAAGAAGTGAAACCTGAGGAAAAACAGGAAGAAAAACCTGAGTTTGAAAAAAAACTTGAGGAAATGAGAGCTGAGAATGAAAGAATGGAGAAGAATATTAAGCAGCTTCAGGAGCTTAAGGCTATTGATGCTTTAAGCGGAAAAACTTCAGGTCCTGTTGAGGAAAAGTCGGAAGACGATACTGTCACGCCTGAAAAGATTGGGAAAGATATGGAAAAACTGGGCTGGTAAAATGCATGCTGTATTCATGCTTTACGGAAAAAAAGCCATGGTTGATGAATTTATAAAATGGCTTGAGACAAGGATATTTTACCTAAAATTTGAAAATCCTAATCTTATTCCGTCAGGCCCTAAAGATGCAACAGGAAATCTTTTAAAAGAAGGTTTTCAGCCAATAGACGGACAGCTTCGCTACGGCTTATTCGGAACTTATGAATTTATTTTTCCTGAGACTTCCAAAGACGAAGTTCTAGCAACTCTCGATTTTCATAAAGAGCCTTATCAAAACACTTTCTGGAATAAAATCAAAATGAAATCAAGGCTTTTGATGCTCAGAAAAGCTCTGGCACTTGAACCTATTCCTGAATTTAAAACAAATAAAACCATGCTTCTGCCTGAAAATATAAAGAAATTTATCTCAATTATTCCTTTAGGAGTCAGATATGACCCTGTAAGAGCTCTTCCTGATGGTTTGGTCCATGAAGCAATATAATCGAAAGATTTAAATAATCGTTTTACCGGTTAATTATATGGCTAATGAAGCAGTATTAAGAATGGAGAAGTCTCTTCCTGAGAATTTTACTTGTGCAGACGGCACAGGAATAGAGCAGGGAGCAATTTTAAAGCTATCAGATCCTAATACAGCAGCTTTGGCTGATGGAGATGAGGATTATGTTGCTGGAATTTGTGCAACTGAAAAAATCGCAGATGATGGAACTACTTCTGTAAGTGTTTATACTGACGGATTATTTGATATGGTTTTATCTGGAAGCATAACAGCAGGTCAAGCAGTAGCAACTCATGCAAGTTCAGGAGGAAGCAATACTGTGGCAGCAGCTACAGCTACAGCAGTCGGAGGCAAGACATTAGGAATAGCGAGAGAAGACGGTACCGATGGAGAAACAATATTAGTCGAATTAAAACCAGGATGCAATAACACAGCTTATAGTTAAGATGACAGAAGAAGAAATTAAACAAGAAGAAGAAACTCAGGAAACCTCTGAGGAAGAAGAACAAGCTAAAGAATAAACATGGCAGACAAAGCAGGACAAGCAGACATTAGAGGTCTGTTTATAGATAAGGAAACAAAGAAATACTTTGAAGAGGCTTTAATCTTCAAAAACTTAGTCACAACCAAATCTACTCCTTCAAGAACAATTAGATGGTATCAAAAGACTTCTGGTTATTTAACAGCCACTACTCCCACCAAGATAAGTCCGATTGCTGAAGGAGCAAGACCTTTC